GAGAAAGAAGGTAGTAAAGCTGATAAAGGTATTTTCTATCTGGCTAACATGGCTAGATCTATGAATGATAATAGATTTCTTACTTACTCCACAAAGGTTATGGCAGCTACTGACGATGCCTTTGGATATATTTTAGGACGAGGTAGGTTAAGAGCTAAAGCATATAGGGAAGTTGTGGGTGAACTAGGTGATGCTAATTTCAAAGAAGTTTCACCACAAGCAATAGCTAAAGCTGAAAACAAATTAATAGACAAAATATTTGATCCAGATGGAAACCTTAAAGATGAGTATATTAAAAACGCTAGAGCAGAAGTAACTCTTACTCAGGAATTAGATGGATTTGCTAAAGGTTTAGATAAAATATTCCAGAAAACCCCATGGGCTAGACCATTTTTCTTATTTGCAAAAACAGGTGTTAACGGCTTAAATCTAACAGCAAAGCATACTCCCGGATTTAACTTCTTAGTTGATGAATGGAATGCCATTAACTTTGCTAGACCAGACAACTTAGAGTCTGTAGCTAAATATGGTATTAAGAATGCTCAAGATCTAGCGAATGCTAAAGCTCTTCAATACGGAAGATTAGCTATGGGTTCTTCAGTAATATTTATGGCTGGTCAAAAGTTCTTATCTGGAGAATTACATGGTAATGGTCCTGCTGATAGAAAAAAAAGAAACACATGGGTAGATGCTGGCTGGAGACCTAGAACTATTAAGTTTGGAGATGTTTGGGTTAGTTATGATGCCTTTGAACCATTCAACCAAATACTTGCAATTATTGGAGATATTGGTGATCATCAAGAATTAATGGGTGAAGAGTGGGCGGAACAAAACTTCCAAAAACTAGCACTTGTTATAGCTCAAGGTATTACAAGTAAATCTTATTTAGCTGGATTAACACAGTTCGTAGAATTATTCTCTGGTCAACCCGGATCATTTAATAGAATAGTTGCTTCGTTGATGAATAACACTGTACCTCTTAGCTCACTTAGAAATGAACTAGGTAAAATATTTACACCTTATACAAGAGAATTAGGTTCTGATATTGAGAGTTCTATAAGAAATAGAAACTTAATTACTGAAGCTTTAGCTGCTAATCAAATACCTATTAAGTACGACATATTAACTGGTAACCCTATAAAGGATCACGACTTTATAACAAGGATGTTTAATGCTGTCTCTCCAGTGAATTTCAATATGGATTATTCACCCGGTAGAGAATTGTTATTTAATAGTGGATACGACGTAAGGACTACAACTTATGTTGCTCCTGATGGAACAAATCTGAGTGATCATCCAGAGCTTAGATCTCTATTCCAAAAATATATTGGAGAGCAAAGACTAATTATTGAATTAGATAAATTAGCAGAAGATGAAGGTATTCAAAGATCTATCGAGCTAATGAATTACAACAGGAGAAATGGCTTAAGACATACTGACCCCGGAGACTATGTACATAACATCAGAATCGCCAAGCTATTTGATAGAGCTAAGAAGAGAGCTTGGGCACAGGTTAAGAAAGATGTTAGAGCGCAGCAATTAATTAAAGAACAAAATCAGAAAGAAAAAGACAGCAGAATAGCTAAGAAAGAATCAATCAACGCACTCTTAGTTCCAACAAGATAATCCACCCGTTTATCCCGAAGATAAATGGCAACAACAACTGAAGAATTTAAGACGGGAACCGGTACTACTATCGGTTTCAACGTCGAATACATAAAAGAAACTGACATCAAAGTCAGAGTGGACGAGGGGAATGAATTAACATTTACTACTTCAAGTAGCCCAACCACAGGACAATATAATATTGCAAGCAATGCAACCACAATAACTTTTGGTGATAATCAAAACGGAAAAAGTTTACATATTTATAGTGCTCTAAATACTACTCAACCAATAGCTGCTTTCACTCCCGGTTCATCCATAAAAGCTGCTGACCTTAATAGAATTGAAGAGTATGTTAGGCATGGTTTAGCAGAAAGTCGAAATCAAATAATTGAGCAAGACATCAGAGATGAAATAGTAACATCTGCAAAAATAAAAAATGGAACTATTGTCGATGCTGACATTAGTGGAAGTGCTGCTATAGCACAAAGCAAGATTGCTACAGGAAACTTACCTAGTGGCATAACCGTTAACTCAGATAACATAGTTGATGGTTCTATTGTTGCAGGAGACCTACAAACTGGAACTCTTGACAGTAGATATTACACAGAGACTGAATTAGATGCTGGACAACTAGACAATAGATACTACACAGAAACTGAGCTAGATGCTGGGCAGTTAGACAATAGATACTTTACCGAGACCGAGTTAGGAGCTGGGTCTTTAGATGGAAGATATTATACCGAAGCAGAATTAAATGCTGGACAACTAGATAACAGATACTACACAGAGACAGAATCAGAAGCTTTATTCCTAAGACAAGACTCTACAGAAACTATTGCTAGTGGAGTTACATGGTCTGGTACAGATGCAAAAGTAGCTACTACTGCTGCTATTGATGCAAGGATAATTGACCTTCTTGATGATGTTGGTGGATTTGTACCTTTAGCAAATGAAACTTCATTCCCTACAGCTAATCCGGATATTAACAACGGTGCTGGCACTGTGGTGTCTGTTAAAGCTGTATCAACAAATCTTACCCCCAGCTCCGGAACAGTCACTATCGCAAACGGTGCAGGAACTGGTAACACTGTCACTATTACAGGAGTAACTGGAGTTATACCTTCAGGCTTTGGAATGATACTTGAAACAACAAGTACATTACATACCTACGCATTCCACAGATTACAAGCAAAAGCAACTGAGGTTACTACTGTTGCTAGTAATATCACTAACGTTATTAACTGCGGTCAAAACTTAGCTGATATTGAAAACTTTGCTGACTTATATCAAATAAGTACTTCAGCACCTACAACAAGAGCTGACGGTACAGCACTAACAATTGGTGACTTGTGGTTTGATAGTTCTTCTAACCAAGTGATGATGGTTTATGACAACTCCACAGGAGATGGCTTTTCACCTATCACACCTGATCAAGCAACTATCACAGCTATTAATAGTGTTTCTGGTCACGTTACTTTCCAAGAAGACTTAGGTCTTATAACTAACGCAGTTAATACTGGTTCAGGAAATAACTCTATAAATACAGTTGGTGCAAACATAGCTTCTGTTAATTCAACAGCTGGAAGCATTGCAAACGTAAATACAGTTGCTACCAACATTGCAAACGTAAATACAACAGCTGGTTCTATTGCCAACGTAAATAACGTTGGATCTTCAATAGCTGATGTAAACAGATATGCAAACGAATATCTAATACAAAGCGGTACTCCAAGTAGCCCCTCATCTGGTGATCTTTGGTACAACAGCACAGCTAATCAACTTAACTATTACAACGGAACTACATGGGTAGCTATAGCGCCCGGTATTGCTGGATTAATTAATGACGCTAATCCTGCGTTAGCAAATCATCTGGACTGCAACGATAAGAACCTTACTGAGGTAGCAACAGTCAGTGGTGACAATTTACAAATAGATTTCGGTACACTTTAAATGGCAAAATTATTAAAATTAAGACGTGGTACTACAACTCAGCACGGGTCATTTACTGGTGCTGAAGGTGAGTTAACAATTGATACCACAAAAGATACAGCTGTCGTACATGACGGCTCACAAGCTGGTGGAAGACCTCTTCTTAGAGAAGACATGTCAAACCTTCCAGCCGGAACAATAGACAACGCAGACGTTAATGCTTCAGCTGCAATATCAGGAACTAAGATATCTCCTGACTTTGGTTCTCAGGATATCACTACTACAGGTAAGATCAAGTTTGCAAACGTATATACCAATGAATCTGATCTACCTAGTGCAACTACTTATCATGGAATGTTTGCTCATGTACACAACACAGGGCATGCTTATTTCGCTCATGGTGGTGCTTGGCATAAGCTGGCTAACATTTCAGGTGCAGACTTTACAGGAACTATATCTACAACTGGAAATATCACAGTTACAGGAACAGTTGATGGTAGAGATGTAGCTGCTGACGGTACTAAATTAGACGGTATTGAAACTGCTGCTACTGCTGACCAAACAGCTAGTGAAATCGTAGCTCTGGTAGCTGACCAAACTATCGCTCCATCTGAAATAGATATGGAGGATAATGAAAAGATAAAAATTGGTACTGGTGATGATTTAGAAATTTACCACAATGGAACTGACTCATATGTAGAAAACAAAACTGGTGATCTTTATATCTCAACTACAAACTCTGGTGATGATATTATTTTATATTCTCTTGATGATTTACAAATTCAAGTAAAATCTGGTGAAGATGCAATTAAATGTATAGGTGATGGAGCCGTAGAGCTATATTACGACAACTCTAAAAAAGCAGAAACAGTAACCGGCGGATTTAACGTATCTGGTGATATGACTGCCACAGGTAACGTAACTGCTTACTCTGACGCAAAACTAAAAACTGAAATTCATACAATTAATGATGCTCTTGGAATCGTAGGAAAACTACGTGGTGTTAACTACAAGTGGCTAAGTAATGGACAATCAGATATTGGTGTAATTGCACAAGAAGTAGAAGAAGTAATACCAGAAGTAGTTAAAGAAACTGAAGACGGTACAAAAACAGTTGACTACTCAAGAATAGTCAGCGTACTTATAAACGCAATTAACGAACTAAAAACAGAAGTAGATGAACTAAAAGGAGGTAAATAATGTCAGGTATCAAAAGTTCCGGCAGTCTCAGTATGACTGAGATTGTCGCTGAATTTGGTGGTTCTGTCCCTCACTCTTTATCTGAATACTATAGAAACGGTGGAGCAGTTCCCGGAAACAACACCAACGTGTCAGAGTCCGGAACTATTTCCTTCAGTATGTTCTATAGCGCAGTTAACGAAATACAATATACAGTTTCTTCTGACCAAACAAACTTTCAAACATCTGCTGCATTCGGATCTAACTGGTCGACTGCTGTACCTAAAAGAATCACAGTTAATAGTGGTGTAACTATAGGTAGTGCTAATGGTACTCCAGCTTGGGTTATCGAAAGTGGTATGGGTGGTACATTAATCGTACATAACACTGGAAGTGTTCAAGGTACTGGAGGATCTGGAAGTTCTTCTGGTTCTGGTGGAGACGGTGGACCAGCTGTTAAGACAGACCAAAACGGAAATATAACTTTCTACAATAATTCTGGAGGATCACTTTACGCCGGTGGCGGCGGAGGTGGTAAAGGCGGTTCTGGAGGACAGGGCGGTTCTGGAGGATCTGGTGGTACTGGAGGATCTGGTTCCTATCAGTCACATGTATCTTTCTTCCCACAGTTACAATTTGCAGGATGGCTTTGCCGTCCCGGACAGCACACTTACTTTGATGCTCAGACCTATACACCTGATGCTTACTGTCAACGCTGTCATGGTGGACACGTATTTTCAACCGGTGGAAACTTTTACCTTACTTACAAAAAAGGACAAGTAAGGTGGGGTTCTGGATTTAACGTTCAGTGTGCTCAACATGCCTCTCAATCTGGAGCTGGCGGTGGATCCGGAGGTTCTGGTGGAAGCGGAGGTTCTGGTGGAACCGGAGGTGCAGGTCGAGGTTACGGACAAACAAGAGCGAACGGTTCTTCTGGTTCTAGTGGAGCTGGCGGTAACGGTGGATCTAGCGGTGGAAACAACGGTAATAATTCAGGTCAAGGTGGTACAGGTGGTACTGGCGGAACAGGCGGTACTGGAGGTGCTGGCGGAAACGGTGGAGACTGGGGTCAAAGCGGTGGATCTGGTTCATCAGGAGCTACTGGAAACTCAGGAGCTACTGGAAACTCAGGAGCTAATGGAAACGCTAGTAATGGTTCTGGAGGTTCTGGCGGTTCGTCAGGTTCTGGAGGATCTGGCGGGTCTAGCGGAGGAGCATCCTCTTACTACATAGAAAACAGAAACTATATGACTTTCCACAACTCAGGCTCAGTAGCCGGTAATTAATTATGAAATTTAAAATCACAGAAGTAGATACCTTAAAAGTTAAGGTTGAATACGAAGATGGCAGTTGGGCATTAATACCAACTTTAAAAGATGCGGACAAAGGATACTATGCAAAAAGAATTGTAGAGTATTGCAATACACCTCAAGACCCAGTTCCTGTTGGAAATATTCCATACAAACTTGGAGATGAAGGTACTGTTGGAGATGATGTTCCAGAAGTCGAGCTTCCAAACCCTGAAATAGATGCTAGTCAGATGAGGGAAGCTTTATATCCAAGTCTTCAGGAACAATTTGACGCTCTCTATCATTCAAGGAATGGTAATGACGCTCAACAAACAAAAATAGATGCACACATCAAATTTGTTAAAGGAAAGATTCCTATGGACTCTACTAAATACACAGTAGAGGATCTTGATAAGAAGATAGAAGAATACAAGCCAGAGGCAGACTTCTATGAAGAATTTGTCGCCAGTTGAGAAATTAGATATTTGTAAAACTTGTCCTAAATTTACAAAGAATTGGTGTCGTGTATGTGGCTGTTATATGCCATTTAAAACAAAAATACGTTGGATGACATGTCCAATCAAGAAGTGGTAATACCCACAATAATAATTCCAGCAGTAAATAATATAGAAACAATATCTATACCTTTACCAACAGGAAAAGTTCCTTTCTATCAGCCTATGGTCATACCACCTAGTGACCTTAAATCACCTGAAGGAGTACAAGCTGAAGCTACACAGGAAACAGATACAGGTATAAGGAATGTCAATATTCCAATAATAGATTTTGACGTACCTTTACCAGAAAACGAAATACTTATAACGGCTTCTACAACAGCAGTCGTTTCTGTAGCTGCAACCTTGACTGCAACAGCAGCTTTTAAATGGGTTGTTACAGCAATGAAACCAATATTTAAAACAGCATGGAAGAAAATAAGCCCGAAAAGCCAAAAGGCTTGATCGGT